AATGGGTAAAGATGTATTACAGCGGTGATTACAGGAATGTATACATCACAGGATACATACAAAGTATTGATATTTCTTACTTTGAAAAGAAGCAGATAGTAACAGTTGATATATTATGTCCTCAACCATATTTCAAAAATGCTGAAGATATGATTGAAAGCTTATCAAATATTATTGGATCGTTTCATTTTCCGTTTATGTCAACTGCTGAACCTGAATTGATCATGGGTTATCTTGATCCGTTAGCAACTATAACTATTGATAATGAAGGTGATGTTGAAACTGGCTTAATCTTTACACTGATTGCAAATGCTTCTGTTACTAATCCAAAAATATTTGATTATGTAACGCAAGAATTCATTGGTTTGAATTTTACAATGCTAACTAATGATGAAATTACTATTGATACAACAAAAGGTAATAAATCAATCACATTGTTACGTGGTGGTGTTGAAACAAATATATTCAATTCACTGATGAAAAATTCAACATGGCTTCAATTACCTGCAGCAGGTGGTGTTTACAGTTATGAAGTTGGTACAGGATCAGCTGCAAATTTAAGTATATTGATATCATACAGTGCATTATATGAAGGTGTGTAATTATGCGTGAAATAGTACCAATTGTAATGAATACATCATTACAGCGGTTAGCAGCTATTGATTATTATTCTTCTTTGATATGGACTGCACGTTATTATGATGTTGGTGATTTTGAAATATGTGTACCTGTAAATGCTGAAAACATTGGATTATTTAAGTATGGTAATTATATCTTACGTGAAGATGATGATCATGTTGGTATCATTGAAAAGATACAGATACAAAAAAATGCAGATAGTGATGAACTGCTGATTGTTAGTGGTAGATTCTTATCAAGCATCATTGGTAGAAGGATTATATCAAGACAAATAATAATTAGCGGTACAATACCTGCATGTATAAATGGATTGCTGCAGAATGAAATATTGAATCCTCAAAATTCAGCACGTAAAGTTTCTAATATGGTGTTTCAAAATGATACTTCAGTAACTTCAACAATGAAAGCACAATACACTGGTAAGAACCTGTTAACCACTATTGAAGAAATCTGTTTAACATATGGTATTGGATTCAAAACCATTTTAGATGATAATGATCAATTTGTATTCACGCTGTATGAAGGTGTTGATAGATCGTATGCACAAAATGTTAATCCTTATGTAGTATTCAGTAATCAGTATGATAATCTGGTTTCAAGTGAATATGAAGAAAACTATGAAGAAATGGTTACAGATGTACTTGTTGCAGGTGAAGGTGAAGGATCAGCACGTAAAATGTTATGGGTAACCAACAATAATGAACGTGGTTTGAATCGTTATGAATATTTTGCTGATAGGCGTGATTTACAATCAAATGATGGTGAAGTATCAACTGCTGATTATAATGCACAATTAACAGAAGCAGGTGAAGAATGTTTAACAAAGTACACTGCAGCATTTACAGGTACGGTTTATTTCAATAACATTGAATATAGAACTGATGTAAATGTTGGTGATATCTGTACTATTGAAAATTCAAAATGGGGTTTACATATTAACAGTAGGCTTGTAGAAGTTATTGAAAGCGTAAATGAAGCAGGTGAATATTCAATACTTCCTACATTTGGAATATAATAAAAAAGGTAGGTGAAAAATTATGGCTATTCAATCATATTTCTTCAATGCAGTAAAAGATGGTGATACATATGATAGGATTTATAACGCTGAAGATGTTACATCATATCTTGATCTGTTAGTTAGTAATGGTGTTTTTCCTAATCCTTCAACCAATTTACAAGTACGTGCTTCAACTGGTATGAATGTAATTGTTGGTGCAGGTTCAGGATGGATCAATGGACATAAAATGATCAATACTGCTGATATGTCTGTAAGCATTGCAGCAAGTGATGTACAGTTAAACCGTATTGATGCAGTTATTTTCTATGTTGATCTTTCAACTAGATCAATGGGTATTGAAGTTAAGACTGGTACACCTGCAGCAACACCTGCAGCACCTGCACTTGTAAGGACTAATCAGCGGTATGAATTGTGTTTAGCACAGATATCAGTAAATAAACAGATAACAGCAATTAAAGCTTCAATGATCACTGATACTAGATCAAATACAAGTTTATGTGGTTGGGTAACAGGTTTGATCAGAGAAATTGACAGTACAACATTATTTGATCAATGGCAAGATGATTTTGATACGTGGTTTGAAGATGTGAAAGATACACTTTCAACTGCTACACTGTTACGTAAATTTGAAGGTAATTACACTACTGTAACTGCTAATGAAAGTGAATTTAATGTACAAACATATGTACCGCAATATGCTTATGCACTTGATATTCTTGAAGTACGTATTAACGGTTTAACGCTGAATAGCAATGAATACAGCAGAAACGGTAATATGGTTACACTGGTAACACCAATTGCTGAAACTGGTGTACCTGTATCATTTGCGGTTTATAAGTCAGTAGATGGATCAGATGCAGAAACGGTGATTGATGAAGTTGCTGAACTGCAGACAGTGGTAAATACGCTTGAAACAGGTATGTACATTGCTACAGGTTCAAATGATAATCAGAAGCTTTCACAGGTGGTTAAAACATTCTTAAACGGTGATAATGATTACAAGCAGCTTGAAATAGATGTGTATGGTGATCTTGCATGTACTGTACCTGCAACTGATCTTACTGAAGCAAATATTGCATACTGGTTTGATTTTGCAGTTACAAACAGTACCAGAAGGGTTAAATTAAATTTTGCACATTGTTCACGGATCGTGATTGATGCAAATGATAGTGATGAAGCTACTGATGTACTGATCAATGCTGATGTAATTGAAATTGCTAATCTTCAGGCGGTATTAAATAATGTTGCTGCAGGTCAAATGATCGTAGGTAATGCTACTTGTACTGATTGTGCTTTCTGGATGAATGGTTTATCAGGTCAGACAGGAACAATTACAGGTGCTGAACAAGGTACATTCACTAATTGCAGAATGTCTATTACAGCTGCAAATGGTGCTGCATATGGCTTTAGTGGTAACGGTAATGTACTGCAGTTAAACAATTGTGAAGTGATCGTATATAATGCATCAGGTGCTTCAACTGAATCAGTAGCAGTACATGCAAAAGCAAATGAAACAGAAAATGTATTGATCATGAATGGTTGCAGTTGTCCTATTAAAGCACGTAACGGATATAAACAAAGTAATGTTGTGAAGATCAACAGCGGTTTCTATTCCTTAATTGGTAACATGTTAGGTATGGCTGCTGCTAAATATAGCACTGGTGATGGTAAGACTGAAACAGGTACTATGATAGTTAGTAAATAAGTGATCCTAAAAAAGGATCACTTTTTTATTTATTTTCAGTATCAGTATTGACTTATATGTAAAATAGGTATATACTTATATTGTAAGTTAAATAAAGGAGATCAGAAACATGACATTAACAAAAGGCAGCATTATTAAGAAGGTAACAACAAACAGCAGTGATTTATTAAGAAACACCGTTGCAAACAGTGAATTAACTTATGAGGTAACAAGAGTGAATAAAACATCATACACGCTGAAGTGCATTGATGGATACATGAAAGGATCAGGATGCAAGCTTGTTAAAAACTTCAATGTAAAAAGTGTTGATGTATACGGTACAGCAACTGAATGGATTCAGTTATAAAAAGAAGGGAGATCAGAAAGATGAAGAAATTTGAAATCAACAAAACTTATGAATGCAGAAGCATATGTGATCATAATTGTGTATGGAGATACACAGTAACAGCTAGAACAGCTGCAACAATTACAGTTGTTGATGATCATAATGAAGTTAAAAAATTCAGGATCATAAAAAGTATTAGTGAATATAGAAATGCTGAAAGCGTGTATCCGCTTGGTAAATATTCAATGTGTCCGATATTATCAGCTTAAACCAGCTTAAACCAGCTTAAACCATCTGAAAAGATGGTTTTTTCTTTTATAAAAATTTATCAGAAAATTGTTAATTTAGGTATTGCAATTATCAGTATATACTGATATAATATAGACAGTTAAAGAAAGAGGTAAAGGACATGACAAAAGCAGAAATGATCGTAACTTACTTAAACTGGATGAGCAAAGCAGGATTCGGAAAGTATTCAATTGAATCAACCGAAAGACAGTTAAAGAGATACACAAAAGCTACTATCAAAATGATGATTGAAAGAGACGTTAAATAAAGGAGACAAGGACATGACAAAGAAAGAAATGGCAAAAGCAGTAGCAGAAAACATGAAGAAGATCAGAACAGATATAGATGTTGAAAGAATGACAAAGGTTCTTATGAAAGGTATGTCAACACATGAATTAAAAGTTATCTTAATTAGAAAGGAAGGATAAAGAAATGTTAAAAGATTTGTTTGAATATGAAGTATTGGTTGATGCTGAAGGTAGATGTGAAAATTATACAATACATGGTTATGTTGCAGCGGATTATCATTACATAGCAGAAAATTATATCACCAAAAAATTTAAAGAAGTTGGTAATGATTTTAGAAAATGTAAAAATTTAGATTGAAATATTGACTTATGCAAAAACAAGTTTTACCATTAGAACTGTAATTGATGCATATTCAAAAATCATTTACGGAAATTTTACAACTATAGAAAGGAATGAAAGAATGATTAGCGAAAAGAAAAAGAAAAAACGGTATCCTAATCTTGAAGCTGAAATGGCAAGAAGAAGAATCTTAAAAGGTGATATTGCTGAACTGCTTCATAGAACTAATGGTGCTATTACAACACGTATGGATGGTACATCTGAATGGTTGGTTTGGGAAGTTAAAATGATCAAAGAGTATTTACAAACAGATATGAGTATTGAAGAACTGTTTGAATCAGAATATGTTGATGATTAAACATGTACTGAAAGATGGAACAGAAGTTGATGATATCACAGGCTATATGATCAGGATTGGTGATCATGAAGCATTGTATAAATTGATTGATTCAATAAGTAAGAAGGGTAATGTATATGAAGCTTTACCAACATCAGATTGATGGTTTAGAGAAAACAAAAGATTTAAATCATGTTGCGTATTATTGGGATATGGGTTTAGGTAAAACTTTTGTTGGATCAGAAAAGATGATGCAGCTGAATGAAAAAATCAATTTGATTGTATGTCAAAAATCAAAAATAGATGATTGGCATGATCACATGTTTAAGTATTATGATCTGGTTGTACTTGATCTTACAAAAAAGCATGATCTGGATATATTCATTGAACGTGCTTATGCAGGTTTACAAACAGTTGGTATCATTAACTATGATTTAGTATTCAGGCGTTTAGAATTGCTTAAATTAGAAGGGTTTACGCTGCTTCTGGATGAATCATCATTGATTCAAAATGAAACTGCTAAACGGTCCAAATACGTGCTTAAATTGCATCCTGCAAATGTGATCTTGTTATCTGGTACACCTACTGGTGGTAAGTATGAAAAACTATGGTCACAGATGCACCTGTTAGGATGGAACATTTCAAAAAAGATGTATTGGAATCAGTTTATAAATGTTGAATATCTTGATACACTTGAAAGAAGTATACCAATTGTAACAGGTTATAAAAATGTTGATAGGCTGAAGCGTAAGATGAATGAATATGGTTGTCAATTCCTGAAATCTGATGAAGTGTTTGATTTACCTGATCAGATATTTCAGAAAATCAGGATACCAACAACTAAAGATTACAGAAAATTCAGAAAAGATAAGATTGTAGTAATTGGAGATAAAGAATTAGTTGGTGATACATCTTTAAAAAGAATGCTATATGAACGTATGCTATGCGGTATGTACAATGCAGCAAAGTTAAAAGCATTTAAAGATTTAGTTGAAAGCACTGATGATAGGTTGATTGTTTTCTACAACTTCAATGAAGAGTTACGGCAATTAGAAACAGTCTGTATTGAAGCACGTAAAACACATAGTGTGGTAAATGGATCAGTTAAAGATTTAGGTGCATATGAACGTAATGATGATAGTGTAACGTTCATTCAATATCAAGCAGGTGCAATGGGTTTAAACTTGCAGAAAGCAAACAAGATCATTTACTTCACATTACCTTTATCATCTGAACTGTATGAACAATCAAAGAAGCGTATTCACAGAATAGGACAAGAAAACAGATGCTTTTATTACCAGTTGATCTGTAAAGGATCAATTGAAGAAAAGATTTTGAAAACTTTAGAAATGCGTAAAGATTACACTGAAAAGCTTTTTGAAAAGGATGATTGAAATTGTCACAACTTGAAATATGGTCACTGATTGCACAAACAGCACTGAATTATATATTTGTATCCGTGATAACTTCAAATAATCAGAAGCAAACAATTCTGGATATGAAAACAGATTTGCGGACAACAAAAGAAGATATCATGGCTGAACTGAAGGATTCAAGAAAAAACATTATTGAAATGCTTGAACTGATCGAAAAGCAAGGGAAGGAAAAACAATGATTAAAAGAAAACGGTACTATGATGGGTATGGTAATGAATTTGCCATTGATGAAGAATCTTCTGGTGTATTAAAAGTATCCATTACCAAGACAGAAAAGAAGTTTGTAAAGAATGAAATTCAGATACCACTGAAGAACCTGCTTGAAATGATATCTGATGCTGCACCTGTACATGGTAAGCATGTTAAAGTACCTGATCTTTCAGGATATGAAACAAGATGAAGGAAAAGCAGTTTGAAAACAAAGTAAAACAGTATCTTGATGATGTTGGTATCTGGTATTTAAAAACATGGTCAAACGGTGTACAGCGTGAAGGCATACCTGATTTACTGGTTTGTTGCAATGGTTATTTTATGGGTATTGAATTGAAAGCTGCTGCAGGTAAACCATCTGCTTTACAGAAATGGAACATTGAAAAAATACGTGCTTCAAACGGTATAGCACTGGTATTGTATCCTGATCAGTTTGATGCATTTAAACGTATGATTGAATTGATCATGTCAGGTAATCCTAATTCACCAAAATTACAATATGTGTTTGATAGAAAGGATGAAAAATGAATGATGTACTAAAAGAAGTGATTAACAAAAACGGTAAAGTGTATCAAATGATCATTGCAATGGAAGAAATGAGTGAACTAACAAAAGAACTTTCAAAGTGTATCAGGGGTGCAAATAACCGTGATCAGATCATTGAAGAAGTTGCTGATGTTTACATTATGCTGATGCAGATTGAAATGATTCATAACATCAGTAAAACTGAACTGTTTAACATGATGAACAGTAAACTTGATAGGTTAAAGGAAAGGATGGATCATGAACCTGTATGAATTAACTGCAGTATACAAAAGGCTGCAGGATCAGTTAGAAAACGGTGATGATGTTGAAGGTATCATTGCTGTAATTGGTGATGAACTTGAAGCTAAAGCAGATGGTTATGCACGTGTGATCAGAAACATGGAATCACAAATTAAAGCATTCAAAGATGAAGAAAAGCGTATTGCAGAAAACCGTAAAAAGCTTGAAACAGGTGTTGAACGGCTGAAAAACAATCTGTTTGAATCCATGAAAGCAACTGGTAAAGAGAAATTCAAAACAGAATTATTCAGCTTTAGCATTCAGAAAAACGGTGGTGCATTACCTGTAATTGTTGATGTAGCAACTGATGATTTACCAGATGATCTGGTACAGATCACAGAAAAGCCTGATTTGAAAGCTATTGCAAAATACATTGAAGATACAGGTGATCTTACATATGCACATTTTGGTGAACGTGGTGAAAGTTTAAGAATCAAATAGGAAAGGGGAAAATTAACATGGCTTATAAGGTATTAGTATTAGGTGATTCAGGTACAGGTAAATCTGCTTCTTTACGCAACTTTAAACCTGAAGAAATTCTTGTGATCAATGCAGCAGGTAAACCGCTTCCGTTTAAGAATCATCTTGAATGTGTTACACCTTCTTTTGAAAAGCTTACTAAAGATGTACTGAATGCAATGGATAAGACAGAAAAGAAGGTAATAGTTATTGATGATGCACAGTATATCATGAGTTTTCAGTACATGCGTAGA